TTCTGATAGTCCAGCCTTCCAATTGTCATCCCATTCTTTCACAATGATTTCTTGGTCCAGCATCCCATGTCCATGTTGGTTCAACACACGATTTGCACTGTTCATAAATGCTTCGCACATGGGTTGAATGTTGTCGGAAAACATAGCTGAAATAGACAAAAATCTTGCCAATTGAGCTTGTGGTGTGTTGTCGTTGCCTACTTTCGCACCAATTTTCCCTATCGTTCGCATTATGCCTGGACACCAAGAATTCATACCATAGGGTTTGCCGTCTTTCCACTGCATATGAATGCCAATGTACTCTAAACGACCTGTGATGATGAAAAGCAATTTTGCTGCATACCCGAGTTCTTTCTGATTGCCTTCAACTATTTTCTGATTTCTTGGATCTGCGTACACTCTGGCTAACATCCCGGCCCCATCATCACCTTCAATGCAAGGATCAAATTTGGATCTTGTGGATTCCAGAGTGGTGCTTTCCTCAGTCAAATACAATGGCACCGTTCTGAATTCCCAATCAAACAAGCATTTGCCATTTGCGTCATTTTGTAAAATGAACATTTTGCCATCTTTGTCAGTGGCAAACACATGTTCAGGGTTTTCGAAACATGTGCACAACAGGCCAGCCAACTCGTTGCTAAAGTTGACACCAGATGTCATGGACCAGCCCGAATCCAAATAAAGGTCATCAAAGCGGACCAACAAACTTTGGGTCTGGTTCTTGACTCCCGTCTTGACCTTAATGTTGAAGCACAAACCGTGAGTGTGGTCAATGATCAATTTTGTTTCATACTTAAGAGCATGGGTTGACAAACACTCTTTACACACAACGGCACAAATCTTCTTCAATATGGTGTAAATGGGACTCATAAGCCCTGGATTGGCCGTGCTTCCGCGAGTGTGTCTCTCCATGCCTGTCTGATCAATCTCAAACCCACACATCTCACCGGGTGTCGATTTCCAACGGCGTAATAAACCACGAATAACTTCTTCTCGCGGTCTGCCTTTAATCGAATTTTGATAAAACATGCCAAGTTCTTTGCCATACATGAGAGATTGGAATATTTTGGTTATGATGTAGCCCAAACACAACAGTTCAAGCCCGTTGTCATACGTGAGTCTAACAGATTTGTACTCTTCACCAGCCTCCTTCTCAACCAATTCCAATTTCCCATTGGCTTTGCGTTTTGGCATTTTGCCAATGTTTCTATAAGCTTCAATGCTCATTGCTGTTTCATCTATTCTTTCCTTGCTATAACCGGCTATCTTCAAATCCTTCAAAGCAGTAA